CTGGGCCACCTGCACCTTCCACTGCGCTTCCAGTTCCGCTGTCTCTGCCGTGCCACCAGGGGCGTCTTGGCAGTCATCCAGGGCACCACCAGGGCCTTGGCCTGGACCGTGGCCGTCACCGCCATCGTCGTCAGGGAGGGCACCGTAGACCCGTTCTGCTAGGCCGTCACACTGCTGGTACAGGGCATCGTCATAGAGCCCCACCTTGGGCATACGGCCCACCTTCTCAGTCACAAGGATGTGGTTAAGCACATAGTCACAGGCCACGTTCCACTTGCTGTGGTCCCGCTCACCTCGTCGGAAGATGTGGTCCAGCATGGGGTGGCCGATCTCATGGGCCACCAGAAACACCAGCTCGTCATGGCTCAGCTCTTCGACAAACTCCGGGTTAAATAAAACTTCTTTCCCGTTGGTTGCCGCCGTCTTCACCTGGTCGCTGAAGCGAAAGGGCATGTTCATGCACAGGGCACCGAAGAACGGATGCTCCAGAAGCAAGGTCGTCTTGGCCTTGGACAGCTTGAGGTTGAGGGCCTCCGAAGAGGCCCCAGTCATTGCAGTTGCTACGCTCATCACACTCCTCCCATGAATGCACCCATGGCATTCAGCAGGTTATTGGCCTCCGCCGCCGTATCACGACGAAGGTCCGGGTCATTCCGCAAAGCGTCAGGGTGGTAGGCAGCGATGCGGTCCTTAATGTCCGACGCCATGCGGTCTAGGTTGGGATCGTCGGCAAAGTTCAGCCGAGGCAGTAGGTCACAGAGGGAACGCATGTTCCCAATCATGGAGTCCCGAAATATTCCAGCGGGGTCGTCCAGCTTGGTGGCGATGTGGCTCAGTTGCTCATGGAGTCGGCCCCAGGCTTCCGCCATGGCCTTGTTGTGTGCTGCGGTAACGTGCTGCTCCACCTCCATGGCAATGGCCGCTCGCTCCGCATCGTCGAGGTCCATGTTACGGAAGTCACTGTCCGGCACCGGAGCCACGGACAGCTCAATGGAAAACTTATCCACCATCTTGCTCGGCTCGGGATAGTCTTTGGGATTGAAGCCACCCCTGAGACTCTGCTGGGCAGCGAACATTACCCCGTCATAGTTATCCACATAGTTATGTACAAAGGCCGAGGCATCACGCTCCCACTCTCGTTTCTCCTCCCTGAACCACTGAACAAAGCCCAGGTAGTTTTTAGTTGGCAGCAGGTACTCACCGCGTTTGCCCCAGGGTAGGGTGTTTTCGTAGAACGCGGTACGGAGCATGTTGGTCCTGGCATGGATACGCCCCAGCAAGTTGTCACCAGGGAGCAGGTTCTTGAGGTACTTACCCGAGTCACGGTTGGCACCGGACTGGGCTTGGATGGCCGCTTCAATCTTGCGGTCTCGTTTCTGTCCTGCCCACTGGGAAATGGACAGGGTTACTAGCACAGCTTTGTCACTGAGTTTCATGGTGTTCTCCACTCGTTTGGTTGGGTTGTTAAAACAGCACTTCTTGGTGGGCAATGCTCCACTGGGTAAACGCTTGCGTTTCCGTAAGCTCGTCGTCACGCCGTACTGCCATGGATACGGCCAGCACAGAGAACTCGGGAGCCATGCGGCTGACGTAAGTGATCACTTTGGAGAAGTTGTTGGTGGTTGACCGTTGAGCCAGGGCACCAGCCAAGGCATAGCACGTTGCAGGGTCGGTCGGTACGTCAGCAGTCTCGGGGTGGAGGAGAATACCGTCAGGGTTAGGCAGCTTCCGGGCAATCTTGAGAAAGCCACTGAACTCGGCGGCTGCACCCTCACCGATGGTGCCCTTGAAATACTCATACTCAGTCTCGGGACTGAGCACACCCACCAGGGGACTCACACCCTCCAGCCAGCTCCGTGGAGTCGGCGATACGTCACGCTGAGGGTCGAAGTCATGGAGCAACCCAGGCCGAAAGCGTAGGAACGTCACCACCTCCGGGGCACAGCCCTGGTCCATGGCATAGGCACACCAGTCATCGAGGTGAGTCTCCAGCTCCAGCACTGACTCCCGGTCTCTGAGGTGACTCAGCACCCGGTTAGACCCAGCACGGTCCGACTGGCGATTGCCAGTGCTCATGACCCGCCATCCACGGGGCAGCTTGTGACCGTGCAGCTCCCTGGCTTGAGTGATGTTAGCCAGCACTTTCTGCAGGGAAGCGTCAGCTTGGTTGCGGTCGTCGAACAGCAGAATGCCAGCCTCGGGAGTGGCAGGGTCAGCCGCATCAGGGAACCACCCCGGAACTTTGTACGCCATGGGGGTCGTGTTGATGTCTGGCACCCCGAAGTCCTCCACCAGCATGGTGGGAAGATGTTTAGTAATGATGGGCAGCTCCAGCTCCTTCGCGCACTGCTCAACCACACTGGTTTTGCCACCGCCAGGGGGGCCTTCAATGCACAGGGGTCGAAGGGTGGGCTGGGTGTCCTTGATGAGTCGTTTCAGGTAAGTAGCTCGCATTAGCGTTGTGCTCCGTTGGTTCGCTTATGGTCAGGGCCAAGGGTTATGTAAAGTTGTTGTGATGGCGTGGTGTTGCCATCGTGGTTGGTCTTGTCGCGGACAGCTTTCGCTGCTCGCTTGTCGCTGAAGTACAGGGGAGTGCCATTCTCCCCCTTGAGTAGCTGTCCACTGGCAGTCCGGATAGCGAACAAGCGCAGCTTCGTTGAGGCCATGGTGTTCTCCTAGCGTTTGCAGTTGAAGCCGATGAGATCGGCAGGGTTAGACACTACGGTATAGTTACTCTTGTGCATCGGAACGATGCAGTGCTTGCGTTGGCGAGCTTGCCGCTCACCACAGGGTAGGCAGAGCCTATAGCCCAGGCTCCACCGCTTGGGGGAGACAGGCTCCCCACAAGTTTTACAATCCATCATGCCGTCAACCTCCACTTGGTCAGGGCTATGGGGCCGTAGTAGTAAAGCATTCTCATCAGGCGATGAGGCAGTTTGATGGTGTCAGTCAGGGGGTGAGCCTGACTGTGGTGTTTGCTGGTGGTAACGCTGTACTTGTCACTGCACTCGTACCATGTTTTAGTTTGCTCACTGTATATAAACATACGCCAGTGGCCGTAGGAGTTGACGGTGTAAAGCCGTTTGCTGGGGCTGTAGCTCCCCATCAGGGTCCATGTGGAGTTGGTGAAGTCAGTGCGGCTCTGAACATAGGGCCGCACCTCAGTGCCACGGACATACTTGCCTTTACGCTTTTCCATGGGTGTTCTCCTCAGCTATGAAATCCGTAGTGGTCGTCATGCCATACGGCACCGATGACGTACTTGGTGGGGCCATCCTCAGTGTCTTTGTACACTGCAACCATGTCCGTATCGCCGTCCTGGGTGATCTGAACGAAGCCAAAGGACATGTTCCACGTTGATAGGTAGCCGATAGCCTCAAAGAAGTTCTGACGACCCACCTCCTCCATGATCTGGGTTTGCTGGGTTGCATCCATGAGAATGAGCACTTCGCGTTGATCTGCCATTACGCTGCCTCCTGTTCATACCACTCAAGCAATTCGTGAAGACGAGACACGGGGATAGTGTCTGTAAAGTCCAGCGGTACGATGTAGTTATCAATGGGCAGAAGCTCGGTGTCTTCGGTGTAATACTTGGCTTGGTTGAACACCAAACCAATGGGGAGAAGAATTGCAGTACCAAGGTACTCACCACGAGAGTGGATGTGTACAACAGTTTGAGACAGGTACTCCGCAGAGTACGTCGCGTTAGAAGTTGACAATACCAACATAGTATACTCCACCTGTAAGGTTTCAATGTATATGTAAACAAGTCGGGAGGCCCGACTCGGAATCCAGGCTAGCCCGGCCCGGTGAAAACGTCAAGTTTGGGGCCAGCACCAGTGTCAGGTTTTGGAAATAATCTAAGTTTACAGTGGACGATCTATGTAAAGTTGGGAATTTAGATCGCAAAATAGATCGTGGAAGTGTTTGATTTATAAGGGAAAATTGGGTTGCGATCTAGTTGATCTACGTTTTTTGAGATAATGTGGCGCTAAAATTATTGAGTGAGTGTTAGGAAGTATACATGTATACTTGTAAAGTATTAAAATCGAAATCACTGATGTGTACCTATATGAGTTTTTAATAGATTATTTAGATCAACTAGATTATTTATAGAGTATAGTTTTCTGACTCACTCTCACAAGTGGTTGATTCCGTGGCACTTTCTCAAAACTTGACACTTTACATTTGTAAGGTTATGCGATCTAAAAAGTGCTTCAAAGCGTCAGGTAAAAACGTAGATTGTTGCGTGTAAACTTAGATCGTAGAATGTACAGTTATAATGTAAAGTTATGACGTAAAGTTAGCCTATTACACCCCCATTTCGATGTAAAGCGCGCGTCTGAGGCCGCTAACAAGCTATGAACCCCCGACGTATGGCAGTTTATTTACAAAAAATTTTTAGAGAGAAGGCGCCCTTGCGGACGCCCCTCGTTCAGTCACACTTCGGCTTGCGCCTCTCGTAGTCAGGCCAGTACCCGTGGCACACCATATCGTTGTAGTGCGCCTCCTCTGCCTTGGCATCCTCGTAGTCCATGTTCCCGATGATACCTAGGATGATGAACATACCTATCAGCCCAAACAGGGCCATGACGCCAGCGATGTAGTGCGTAATATCCATATCACTCTCCAGGGTAGAAAGGGCGCCCTTGCGGGCGCCCTGGGTGGTTAGAGCGAGAAGCCGGTCGGCTTGCTCTTGCTCTTGGCGGAGTCCACAGTCTTGACTGCGAACGACACGGTGCCCCACTTGTAGGAGAACACCATCTGCTGGCTCGGAGCCAGCTTGCCGTTCTTAGCCTGCGCTTGCGTCCGGAAGTCGTCCTCGAAGGCGCGCCGGTACTCCTGCGCCACCTGCTCGGCTTCCTTGAAGGCCTGATACTTCTCGGCCAGACCCGGATTCATGGACTCAACCTTCGTCCACGCCAAACCCTCAACTTTCTTAGACATAGGAATGTCTCCAGTAGAATGAATGTAAGGTACTTCGTTTGTTCCTCTGGGTCGCTCCACCTTGCGGGGGTCCAGGTCCTGGCGGCTTGTCTCTTCGAGGAGGTCGCTAGCCAGTGATTCCAGACCAACATAACCTGACAGAAACGTCAAGTTTGAGGCTCTACGGGGCCTTCCGCCCCGGCATTTCGGGCGCCTTCGCGACCACCCCCTGCAAGGGGGGAGGGGGGTACATGGATCGGCAAACGGACGCCCCCCTCTAGTGTAGTAAACCTCGTAAAGCACAACCCCAAAAAACCAAGTGTAAAGTTTTGAAACTCCCCAACCTTACACTCCCCACTGTCACACAACTTAGACATACCACAACTACTTTCCCTGTATAATCCCCCGCTGCCGTGGGAGGGCCATGCTGTGGAACTGACGCGACAGAACATCGGGAATGCTGGCGAATTTTTCGTGGCCTACCAGTTGGAGCGCCGTGGAATTACCGTGGTCCACGCAAACACCATAGGATTTGACATCCTAGCCATAGCCTTCAATGGCGAACACATACCCATACAGGTCAAGGCCACCACCAAAACCCAGCGCACCCAGACCGGAAGGAAAGCCCACAAGACCTATTACTCAGAGTGTTACCGCTTCAACCTCAGAAATCCCGACAAGTACCCCCTACACGCCTTCGTGGCGCTTGATCTACCCAGCTTCATCCTCCGCGACGTTACCCGCCCCGATGGTTCCTATCCCAAGAACAATGTGTTAGATATATCCCCAACATACTTTACAGACGAGGCCATGGAGGCTTCGATCAAGGAACACCTGAGCTGATGGATACATCGCCCCTCAAACACACCAAGTGGTCGGATCGCCTAGCCTTTGACGTTGCCCTGACGTTGGAGGGCAGTGGCGAGACCATGCAGGAGGTGATGGGACGACACAACATCGGCGCGAGCGATCTGCTCAAGTTCAAGCAAGACCCCGTGTTCCTCAAGAAAGTGGAACACTACCGGGACGAAGTGCGCGAGAAGGGCATGACCTTCAGGCTCAAGGCGCGTGCGCAGGCGGAAGAACTCCTCACCACATCTTATCTGTTGATTCACGACCCTGGGGTCTCTCCTGCCGTGAAGGCGGACCTGATAAAATCCACCGTGAAGTGGGCCGGGCTGGAGCCTCGGAACGACGACAACTCGGAAGGCAGTGCCGGTGGGGTGCGCATCACCATCAATCTTGGTAACAAGCCGCAGGACGCACGGACTATTGAGGCCACTACGGAGGCGGACGACATAGATGCCATTGAGTATTCTGAGGTTGTTTAACAGCAAGTACGAAGGGCACCGCGCAGTACGGCTAAAAACGATTGAAGAAGCGAGCCTGATGGAGAGGCTCATGACAAAGTACACCCTGTCCTACCGGAGCAAGATTAACAATACGCGGAAGTACGGTAGGGAATTTATTTACATGCTCGTTGAGGACCACCCGTGGCCCTAGACATTGACTACACCCCGCCGCCTACCGGCGCCAAGTTCATGGAGAACGACTCCAAGATGCGGGTGCTCATGGGGCCTGTAGGTTCGGGCAAGAGCGTGACTTGTAGCTTTGAGATTGTGCGCCGGGCGTCCATGCAGGAGCCGGACCAGAACGGCAAACGGCGCAGTCGCTGCGCGGTGGTGCGTCAGACCGTGCGGCAGCTTCAGGACACGACGATTAAAACCTTTCTCGATTGGTTCCCGCCGGGGCAGTGTGGGCGCTATATGCGCACCACCAAGACCTATTTCTTTGAGGTGGGGGATGTCGAGTGTGAGATTATGTTCCGCGCGCTGGACGACGCGGACGATGTGGCAAACCTCAACTCCTTGGAATTGACCTTCGCTTGGTTCAACGAGTGTCGGGACATCGCCTCGGAGATTGTGGATGCCATGTCCAAGCGGGTGGGGCGCTTTCCGTCGAGCAAGGATGGTGGGCCGAGCTGGCATGGGATGTGGGCGGATACTAACCCGCCGACCATGGACACTTGGTGGTATTACCAGATGGAGGGGCTCGACCCCAAGGATGGCATTAGTCCAAACGACAATGGCTGGGCAGTGTTTAAGCAGCCGTCCGGGCGGAGCATCCACGCGGAGAATATCGAGAACCTGCCCGATGGGTACTACGACACCCAGGGGCGGAGCGAAGAGTACATCCGGGTCTACATCGACGGTGAGTATGGCCTCAGCAGTGCCGGGACGCCGGTGTATAAGTATTTCAGGCCGGACTATCACATGGCGACTTCGACGCTGAGGCCCGTTGTCAACGGGGTGAGGCCGCTCGTGGTGGGCATGGACCTGGGGTTGACCCCCGCTGCAGTCATTGGGCAGCAAGACCCGCGTGGACGGGCACTGGTGTTCGACGAGGCGGTGAGCTTCGACATGGGGGTGCAACGGTTCATGCGAACCGTGCTCAAGCCTCTGCTCTACGAGAAATATTCCGGGGCGCCGGTGCTCATCGTGACGGACCCGGCTGGGGTGCAGAGGGCGCAGACCGACGAGCGGAGCGCGGTGGACATTATCAAGGCCGAGGGCTTTCGGGTTATTCCAGCCAAGACTAACAATATATCGGCGCGGATTAACGCGGTCGATGAGTTCCTCATGCGGCAGGTGGACGGGGACTCGGGCTTTCTTATGGACCCTAGCTGCA